AAGGTGGCGGAAACTCAAAAAGAAATTGCAGACGAAGCCAAAAGGGCTGCCAAGTGGTCGGCTTCCACAGCCACAAGTTTGATGACATCTGCAATTATGGGTGATAATGTTGAACAAGCCTTAAAACGTGCTGTAATTCAATTAGGAATAATGGTGGCACAAGCAAAAATTTTTGATGCCATAATGGATGTTGGTCTTTTTGGTGGCGGTATTCTTGGAAGTGTCGCAAAATTTCTCTTTGGTAAATCACCGACACAAGCCTTCCCATCTGCCAAAGCCGGTGCAAACATAACAATCAATCAAACGATACAAGGTGGAATGGTGGACCATAATTTCGCTGCCAATAGTATTATTCCGGCTATCAATAAAGCCATTAGTACAGGACAGGCGAGGATTGGGTAAATGTTATCGTTCGATTCTGGTCTTACCAATGCCCTTAAAAACTCGAATACAACGGCATTTTGGGTGCTTAAATTATATTATAACGATGAATCGGCTTTCATTGGAGTAAGTGACCAACACAGACAAGACGGATCGGATATATATTATGGAATCGTGGCGAATTGGGGAGTATATCGGCAGTCGTTAGATTTCTTTAACTTTACCACAACAATCGGAAACATGAGTGTCACACTTATTAACTCCGAAAATTCAATCAAAGGTGGACGTTTTTCCGACTTACTTGCTACCAATAATTTTGTCAATCGTAAGTGGGAATTGTTTTTAAATACCAACGAAACTTCGACACTTGACACGGCTGCAAGAATGATTGCATCGGGTGTTATCTCTGGTGATATAAATTATGATTCAAATAATACCACATTAACTTTATTTGATAACACTTCTAAATATCATAAAAGAATTCCAACAAATACGGTTGCTTCGGGTACTTATACAAACGCACCCACAAATAATATTGGAAAACCGATTCCAATGGCATACGGAGATTCTCACGAAAAAGGCGACATTGGAACAATTCCAACAACGCATTTTGACCGCTTTTATAATTTCTACAAGGGAGCATTCCCCGCTATTATTACTGATAAATGGGACGTACAGGAAGAAGGTTCTGAAGCGTTAGCGGATAGCCAAGCATTACATACGATGGACAATGAAAACGTCTATGTATATAAAAATGGATATTATCCAACATTAACAGGAACAATTGATGTTGGTGGAAATCCAGAAATTGAATACAGGGGAAGCGGTGCATCGGTATTCGTGCCATTAAGTTTGTCAAATATGGCTTCTGAAAGCACAACGGGGAGTGCTTCAGTCGCAAATGAAGAAAACACAAGCGATGGATCATTTTCTACTTTGGCAACTTGGACGGCAAATGGTGCAACGACCAATCCTTCAATTGCAACAATGACCTTTGCCTTGCCACAAATAAACAAATTAGGAAATTATAGTGCAGTAAATACTTTGGTACGTTTTGGAACGGTTACAGACATTGGCGGTGAAGATGATGATGTCTTTCGTTTTACTGCAAATTCAACAAACGTTGATATTGATTCGATGTCGAGCAATTCTGAAGTCAAGACAAACATTGGCTCCTTGTACTCTGGGAAAACAGCCACATGGGACTTTGAAGGTTCGTTGCAATACTCTTTAATGGCTGGAAGTGCAAACGAATCTGCGGAAATAGTCGAATCTGGCGTTGTTGTTGATTTTACGCTTGAGGATATTGAACCTCACGATATTACAGAAATGTATGAAGGTGGACCGATAAAACTTTCCTTTCAACCATCAATGGGACCTCCAGAAAATGTAAGCGTGGGATACGACCACAATATATACACAAGAACAATCACCGGATTCACTCCTTCCAAAATAGATTATATTTATTATTCGGGCAAAGGCAGACAATATGGTGCATATATTGATGCAGACAACAGGGGCAGCGGGGAAAGTGGCGATAACGGGTACGCAACAAACGCAGTTATTGAAAACCCTATTTTTATCATTGAAAGCATTTTACGTTCTGAATTGGGAACGATATATACAGGTTCGGGAACAAGCACAACTTCAAATAAATTAGTTGATTCAAACGCTTCTTTTGCCACATCTGTTGTTGGTCAAACTGTTTATAACATAACAGATAAAACAAGTGCAATGGTTACGGCACGAGATAGTGCCACAACATTAAGTCTTGATACAAATATAATGGCAAGTGGAGAAAGCTATATTATCGGAGGTTTGACTTCAGATGAAATTGACTATGCTTCTTTTGATACGGCGGGAAACACAACCAATGGATATTTGGGTGACATATATGAGGATGCGGTTAGTGATGTAAAGTTCGCCTTTGCACAATATAAGTTTATCAACTCAAAAGATATGTTTGAACGTCTTGGACGGCTTTGTTTTTCTTATGTGTTTGTTGGCGGTGATGGAAAATTTAAAATTAAAACATTGAGAAGAACGGATGACTATTCTTCTTCAGATCAAACCATTGATTTCCACGATATAGATTTGGGAAAGATAGGAAAGACATCGCTTGGAAGTGTAAAGAACTCAATCTTGGTCAAATACAATCACGATTACGGTGCAAACCAAAATAAATCAGAAGCAACAGCAACCGATTCAACTTCTCAAGGAACTACCGTAGATGGATTTAACCAAACGATGAAACTTGAAATTGAAGCAAATGAAATTCTTGATTCAACAACCGCAACAAAGTTAGCCGAAGCCTTGTTGGCATTTATGAAAGATAGAAGGAATACGGTTGAATTTACTTGCTTACGTCCAAAATATAATCATCTTGAGATTGGCGATATAATAGATTTTAGTAATTGGGATTCAGATTTAAAAATTTACGGTCAAACAATGGGCGGTTCGTGGGATTCCACAACGAATACATTTTCTTCGGTTACAACGACTTGGGATAACATGGCTGCCGGTTATTTTATAGTCGCAGACATTACCAAAACGGTTAATGGATGTTCAATTAAAGCAATAAAGGTATCATAATGGCAAATATGAATATAAGAACGCCACGTTTTTACGTTGACCACATAAGTTATTTGTTGTCAAGGGGAGTGGAACAAAATGGAAATTTTGATGTAACGGCAACAGATGCCGGTGCGTATTTAATGGGAACATTTACAACGGGATCAGAACCAGAGTTGTTTGATATGCGACCACTTAACAAAGTGACGTTTGATACAAGTGCTGATACGGATGGTCATGTATTAATAAACATTGACACGCAAAGCACATCTACAAAGAAATCGTTTGTGGCAATTTTAAATCACAATATGGCTTCAGCAGATGCAAAGGTATTAATTAAAGCAAGTGATACCGAAAGTCATATACAGGCTGTTGATATGGGAAGTGCAACGGCTATGGATACACCGACAGAAGTTGTAAATGCAGATACGATTGGTTCAAGCATTGTTATTCCAGACACCGATGGAAGTACGATTGTCAAATTCAATGAAATGGAAAAAAGATATTGGGGAATCCAATTTGAGGGTAATTCTTCAAATACGTTTGGTTCAACCGATTTATTTGTTGGCTGTATCTTGCTTGGTGAATATTACGAAATGCCACACGCACCAGATTTACAAGTGACACGTATGATATCATATAATCGTTTGAATGATTTGCAAGAATCTTATGGTGGACAACGATTCAGCAATTTGAAATCTTATGGCAGAACGGCAACGAGTACATCTAAATCGCCATTCACAACGGGTTCTAATGGATACGAAAGTTATGGTGGGCGTTTAATATATGATATGAGTTTTAGTTTTATTGATTCAACAGATATGATGCCAGATGAATACGATGTGCCTTTGGCAACCGATGACAATTTTGTTGAAGATGTGTGGAACAAAACAAACGGCAACCATATTCCGTTTATTTTTTCAATTGATAAAGATTCTGAAGGCGATGACGCTGAATCAGAACATATTTTCGGGAGATTTGCCAACAATTCATTGGATATGCAACAAGTCGCACCAGATATTTTCAACATATCGCTAACAGTAGAAGAAGAATTTTAATGAACCAAAGATTTGGGAATTTATATGCGAGGTTTTTACTCGTATTTAGCGTATGGACAATAATTGCTTTTATATTTGAGATTGGATACTAATGATATTTTATGCACATTGCATTTTAGCTACGATTATTCTTTGGGCAGACCATACGAATAAACTTGAGCCTACCGTTAAGAAGATTGAGCAGAAATTGGGAATACCTGTTTATTACGCACCTAACGATTCTTTAGATATGGAAATCAATGATCCATATCCAATTCAAGACATTCAAGGACAGGACACTTTCAATGGTCAAAGAGAAAACAATGAGAAGGCATTATAAAGACGTATTCAAAAGGATGGATCGCTTTTGGCACGGAGTTCTTTTTGTCTGTGTTTGCATTTCTCTACTCCTTGCAACTTTAAAATGCACAACAGATGATTTTTATGTTGGGAAAACACGAGAAGAATTGGAAAAAGAGATGTTCCGTGTTGATAGCTTGATAATGGATTTAAAATATTCCCTTGATAGCACCTCGATTGATTTTGAAAAGTTTTATTTTGATGCACAAAAAATCAACAATGGTCATAATGGCTGAAACAGTATTTGGAACAATATGTTTTGTGACGTTTTTGATTGGTATTTATATGATGTGGTTTTACGATGAGTAAAGGTTTGTCGGCTGATAGTCAATTGCATATTAGCGTGGCATTTTTAATCAAAGCCATCATTGCAATTTCTATGTTAATAGCCACATACTATAATATAATGATGAAATTTCAAAGTATGGATAGAAGCGTTGGAGATATGCACGATGAGATTGTTGTGTTGCAAGAAAAAATGCACAAGATGGAACAACAACATCTGGAAGAATTAGAACATCACGCCGAAGTGTTGGAAGAAGAAAACAAAACATTAATGCAAAGATTGGGGTTGAAACGAAAATAAAATGGCAGAAATAATGAATACATATATGGAAGTTGGTGCAATTGGGATTATTGTTGGTCTTTTTGTGCTAATGATAATGAACTTAATGAAAAGCCAAAAAATGCAGAATGAGGATTTGGACGAAATACGCCAAGCCAATGCAAAGTTGGAAACTAAAATGTCAAATGTTGAATCTATCGTTTTAAAAATGTTGGACCGTTGGAATAAATCAGATGATATAAGCCAAAGACACCGTGAGGATATTGTAAAAGAATTAAATGATGTCACCGATGACCTTGCATACCTAAAAGGACGGATCAACGGAAAGAACGGATAGTTTAAGTACACATACCAAAGTACGCCTAAAACCCTTGTATTTGCCGAATATGAGGGTTTTTTGTTTATTTCGAGTATATGTATGCCTTCGGAATAATATTTGTTTGTTATAATTACCATATTTCGTTATATTGGCAAATCAATAAGGAGGATAAATGAACATTTACAAATTAAATATATACTGTTTTGATGGCGAGGAATATGATAATTGTACCTTTTATTTCAGAAACCATAAGGCAGCTAAAAAAGAATCGGTAAAAATGGTTAAGACCGGCAAATATATTGAACCGGAAATCATAAAACTTCAAATGGCTACAAGACCAACAAAAGGTGACATAGTGGACTTTATCAACCGCCATTTTAGTACAAAATAAATAAATAAAAAAAATCCCCACATATTACTTTTTTTTCTTATATTGGGTTATGCTTAAACCGATTAAATCAAATAATTCACCGGGACATTCACACAACGGACATTCGTCTGTGGTCGGTTTAAGCTTCGATTCTTGTCCCGGTAACATTTCAAAAGAGGATAAATAATATGAAATGGATAATTAAAAAAGAAACAGTATCAACCGAATATTTGCCACTTAAAAGGTTAAACATTATGGAAGGTGATAATATCGTAACTCGATTAACCGATAAAGACGAAAACAGTAAAGTTAATGCAAACTTAATCGCATCAGCACCCCAGATGCTTGAATTATTGAAAAATATTCTTGCAGAGGTTCGCCCGGAAATCAGTCGTGTTAATGAATCAGCGGGGCAGACAATCTTTAATCCGGTTGCAACAGAAACAATAGATATGGCGAAAGAATTAATCGCCAAAGCAGAAGGCAAATAAATGACAAGAGGATTAAAAACTAACCGCCTTGAGGGTTCATCCTCACCCATTTCCGAAGTTCTTTCGGTCAAGGCGGAATCATTAAAAGAGGATAAACAAGTGACTGATTACAACATAGAAGCATTGCACAGAATCGCTTACCGAACAGGAAAATACGATGGGCGAAGTGCAAGACATTTAAAATTTGACAAATGTGAAACCTGTGAAAACGATGCGACTTTAATTTGGTTTTATGAAGATGATATGTACCTTGAATGTGAAAACTGCAATGAGGGTTCGTATTGTAAAAGCTGTATAATTGAAATTTCTGGCAAAGAGTGGAACGATAATTTCAAAAATAGTGATTATTATTGTAAGGACGAATACACAGACGAGGACAATGTGACGCTTTGTGGTACTTGTTATCATCAATATATTTATAATAAAAGAGGATAAATAATGAGTAAAGTATCAGAATACCTTGAACCGCATATTTATTTTCCAATGGATTTCCTAATACCAGACGAACCGGGTGAAGGTGATTGTTCACACGAAATTGTATTGGCGGAAAAAATAGAAGATGAATCTTTGCTAATTTGTAATGGATGTGGTCAAGATTTAACGGAAGAAATAATTGGATAAGATTACATACCGAGCCATCATTGAACACGACACTTCAGAAGGTGACGTAAAAGGGAAGGAAGTTGTCGAATTTTCAATCGAAGAATTAGTTGATTCAATTATGAAGGCGGGTGATGGGTGGTATATAAACCACGCCCACAAATGTTTTCCACCATATAAAGATGGTGATTTTAAAAAGGTGGAATCTGTCACGGATATCGTGAAGTCAACGGTTCAAGTTAAAAGACTTAATGAAGAAGAAAAAAATGGATATTAAAAATAGGAGAGGATAAATGGATAAAAACAAAATCTTAAAAGAAAAGTATGATTGGCTCGAAAAGGATGATTTCTGGAAAGCCTTTAATACTTGGGTTATTAAACACGATGCGGTAATGAGAATCGCAGAAGAAGAAGGCATTGAGTTTACAAGTAATCCGAATGTCATTTATACAAATGACCATTCAAGCGTTGTTGTTTTTGGCTCTGGTTCACTACCGGGAACAGCAACAACAGATCGCAAAACCCAATGGACAACGGGTGAAGCTTCCCCCGAAAATTGCAAGAATCCGTATTTGTTTGCAATGGCAGAGAAAAGATGGAAAGACCGATTAACATTAATGCTTGTTGGGTTGTATCATTTAGGTTTTTATTCAGAAATTGAAGCGGATGATTTTGCACAACCAAATGAAGAAGATTTACAAGCGGAAACGGACAATTGGGATTCATACAGAGACAATCCGCTTGGATTCACAAAACACAAACAAAGCAAATGGTCTGAAGTTGATGATGGGTTGCTTGTATGGATCATAAATAATGTTAATAAACAAAAATATATTCGACGTGCAGAAAACGAATTAGAATATCGTGCCGGATTGGAGAAATAAACAATGGGACGACTTAATACGGAGTTTCGCAAAGGCACAAAGTTTGATGGGAGTGGAAAAGACACTAATGACCAAACGTCTGGTGATAGGAGAGAAGCCAAGCGTGAACGATTTGACGGTGTATCAACTCCACAAACTATTGGTGGAATTGCGAAGGATATGGAACAAATCACAAAAGAAATCCAAGAAAACCACGAGGAAATGATAATCACTTTGAATAGTATGAGTTCGGACATTAAATTGCTGCAAAAAGATATTGATGATATTAGGGAAAACTATTTATGAGTAAAAACCAAGAAACCAAGCCAATGAAATACACAACATATTATTTTTATCCCCAAAATTCTGAAGAGCCACAAATTGTGATGATTGTCCATAAGGACGAACTGAACAAACAAAGAGGACCATTTAAAAAGACGTGGAGAAGGTTCGAATCAAAAGGATGGTCA